CTAAATCTAAAGTTGAAGAAGGTTTTGATTATGATTCTGCTAGCGATGAGGATAAAGCTTCTGCTGACGCCGCTATCGAAGCTGATAATAAGGAATAATTAATTAGTTAGTAATTATGGCTTGCACAGATCCTATCATTACAGCACTTACGCCAGAAGAGTTTAAATCTCAATTCTGGCGTGATTTTACATATATTGCAACTTGGGATATTGCAACCACCTATAATACAGGTGACCAAGTTTTTTATGACCTTAATAAAAGGTTTTATCAGTGCTTAAATGATGGGGTCGTGGGGGTTTTACCTACTGATACTAATGATTGGAAAGCTATATCTAATTTTGATTTAATTTGCGATCTTGACATAACTAATGCTTATGCAGAGGCTTGTGTCAATTTTAACAGCGCTCTATTTAGCAGCGATCAAGATAAGATATTAGCTTACTTATATTTATCGGCTCACTTCGTAGTAAATGACTTAAGTGCTGGCGGAACTTCTGGCGGAAATGTTGATGCTGGCCTAGTAAATAGTAAAAGCGTTGGCAATGTGTCAGTTAGCTCTACAATACCAGATTATTATTTAAAGTCTGGTTATGCTTTTTATGCTACTACTACTTATGGCAGAAAATATATTGATATGATAAGGCCTAGAACTATTGGAAATATGGTAGCTATTGCAGGAGGAACTAATGCCTAATGCAAGCACTCAAATTAATTTCAAAATTGATGGCTTAGAGAGGATAAGAAAAAATTTAGAACAAACTAAGTTAGTAGCTAAATTAGGGATATTTGGTGATAAAAGTAAAAGAGATGAAGATACAAAAGCAGGTGTGACCAATGCAGAACTTGGGTCGTTTCACGAATTTGGAGCGCCAAAAATTAATTTACCTCGCAGGTCTTTTTTATTAGATCCTTTAACTATAAAAGGAAAGGAACTAACAAAGAAGACAGAGCAGATAATAGATAAATATATTGATGAAGAAAACGGAATTGAAAAAATATTAGAGCTAGTCGGAATTTATGGCGAGTCAATAGTGCAAGAAGCCTTTGAGACTGGAGGTTTTGGAGCTTGGCAGCCAATAAAAGAGGCTACTGCTAATAGAAAAGGAAGCTGGCAAGAATTGATTGCAAGTAGTCAATTGAGGCGTAGCGTTATTAGTAAAGTTGAAAAAAGAAATAATTAATTATGAGACAACCAAAAGTTGATTTTGTTTTAAATTGCTGGTCAGAGCCAATAGAGCTTATAAAGATAACAACAAGCATTGTTGACTATCAAAATGTTAGAACAGAAGAAATAATCAATTTTAAGGGGGTTATACAGCCGTTAAAAGCTGAACAAATAAATATAAAGCCACTTGAGACTAGAAGCTGGAAATGGTTTATGATACATACAAGGGCAGAAATAGCAATCAATACTAATGATAAAATAGAGATTGATGATAAAAGATATAAAGTTATGGATAAAAATAATTATAGCCGTAATGGTTTTTATGAATATCATATAGTGGAAAGTTATGAATAGAGAGCCAATATTAATTTTAGGGGATATAATAAAAGATTTTATGGGGCTAAATGACGATCAAATATATATCTATAATCAAAATTTTAATCCTACCAATACATCTGGGCTTTTTATAACTTTAGGTTTTAATAATTCTGTAAATTATAGCAGCGTAAATAGATTTAATCCAGACACAGAACAACAAGAATTATCTATTAATATGAAAGAAAGCTATTCTATTAATGTTTACTCCAAAGACTCAAGCTCAAGAATAAGAAAAGAGGAAGTAATTATGGCTTTAAATTCTGATCTAGCAAGAAATAAACAAGAAGAATATTTTTTCCAAATAGCGCCAATAACACAAGGCTTTATCAATGTATCAGATTTACAAGGCGAAGGAATGTATAATAGATTTGCTCTAAATATTAATATTTTAGCACATTATAATCAAGTGAGAGATACTCTTGTTTATGATACTTTTAATAACTCAATTGAAAACGAATAATTATGTCTATACCTATTCAAAATATCATTAATGTTTCAATAACAGGAACTCCAGCGGGTTTACCTGCTGCTAATGTAAATAGCGTTGCAATATTTACTACTGAAACTCCTAGTAATGTTGATGATTTTAATACTTATGTTACAGCTTCAGCGGTTCAAACTGATTACGGAACTAATAGCGTTACTGCTCAAATGGCAAGTAACATTTTTGCACAATCACCAAACATTTTAACAGGCGACGGCCGCCTTGTTATTATACCTTTAATAAATGCAATTAGCGCAATAGAAGGTATTTATGAAAGCGCAGACATTGCAGCTAATTTAACAAACTTACAAGCCGTTGCTGATGGTGATATTAGGGTTGTTTTAAATGGTAATAATGTTGATGTAACAGGCCTAAATTTCACTAATGCAAGCTCTTTAGCTGATATAGCAACAATCTTACAAAGAAAGTTGACTGATGTTGTAGTAACTGCAAAAGCCACTGGCTTTGATTTAGCTTCTAAAAAGGTTGGCGCTTCTTCTTCTGTTGATTTAGTGCAATTGCCTGCTGGTTCTGGAACTGATCTAAGTGTTGCATCGTTATTCAATGTAGCGGCTGGAACTGCAACAGGTGGCGCAGACTCACAAGGCGAAACTATATCAGAAGCTATTTTAAGAACTGAAGAGCAAGTAAACTATACAGGGCTTATAACAAATCTTGACTTAGAAGATGCAGCCATTTCTGCAATTGCTGCTACCGTTCAGACTAGAGATATGATTTTCTTAGCCCATGTATGCAGCACAGAAGATTTAGAGCCTACTACTGGTATTGCTTCAATAATTAAAGATGCTACACAAACTAAAACAAGAATTTTATTTTATTCAGTTAGTCAAGAGTCAGCAAACTTAATGAAAGCGGCCTATTTAGGCAGGGCGTTTAGTGTAAATTTCAGCGGTTCTAATACTTCTCAAACTATGCAATTAAAAGCTCTTGCAAATGTATTGCCAGATACTTTAATTAATCAAACTATATTTGATAAAGCAGAAACTGCTGGCGTTGATTATTACGGCTCCATTGAAGGCTTGCCAGTTGTTATTTCAAATGGTGCAAATAAATTCTTTGATTCTGTTTATAATTCTATATTTATTAAATTATCGGTTGAAGTTGCAGGATTTAATTTCTTAAAGCAAACTAATACAAAAAGGCCACAAACAGAGCAAACAATGACAGCTTATAAGTCAGCTCTTTCTCAACCATTAATACAAAGCGTAAATGCTGGGGTTATTGCTCCTGGAACTTGGAACGGCGACACTTTTGGCAATCAGCAAGACTTTATAAGAAATATAGAGGATAACGGCTATTATCTTTATAGCTTACCTATTGCACAACAAGCACAAGCAGAAAGAGAAGCTAGAGAAGCTCCAATAGTGCAAATTGCAATCAAGGAAGCTGGCGCAATTCATTCTTCAAGTATTATTATTAATATAGAGGCTTAATTATTAACTTTAAATAAAATATAAAATGACAATAGCATTAACAGGAAATGACTCAATCATAATTGACGGCTTGCCTTTAGTTGACTTAGCTAATGGCGATGTTGGAACTCTAACCTTTCCAAATGATATAACTTCGGCAACAACTGGTAAAAATGGTAATTCTATAATTGCTCTTAATGAAACTGGCAAGATTGCAGAATTAAGCATAAGAGTTTTAAGAGGTTCAAGCGATGATAAAACTTTAAATTCAAAGTTTAAAACTATGGAAGCTGATTTACCTTCTTTTACTTTATTGACTGGCTCAATAGTTAAAAGAATTGGCGATGGTATCTCAAATGTTGTAGAAGATACTTATGCTCTATCAGGTGGTACTTTCTCAAAAAGAGTTGAAACAACTTCTAATGTAGAAGGCGATATTGAACAAGGCGTATCAGTTTATAATATCAGATTTACTAACTCATCTAGAAACTTATAATGACAAATACTTTTACAACTCCAACAGGAAAAGAATTAGTAGTAAATAAATTAAGATATATAGAGGGCTCAAGACTGCGCATAGCGGTCTTGGGTGCTATTAAAGAAAGTAATGTTAAAATATCTGATATTGATTTTTCTAATTTACTTTCAGGCAATAAAGATCAAATGACTTCAGCGGTTGAATCAGGCGCTTTAGATAAATTGATAAGTGTTTTAATACAATTAGATTTAAGCGAAGAATTGAGAAAGGCTTTAGATATTGCCTTTAAAAGGTGTACTTGGAATGGCAAAGCTATTAATACAGATTTTTTTGACGATAACGAAGAAGCACAAGGCGACTATTATTTTATAGCTGCAATGTGCTTAAAGGTCAATGTATTGCCTTTTATCAAGCCCCTTCTTTCATCGTTACAAAAGTAACGGCAGGAAGTGATACTATAAAGCCAAAAACTAAAATAGATTGTCAGGATACTGACTTAATTGTTTTAAGATTGGCAAAAGCGGGTTATGGCGGGGGTAACCCAGAAGTAATAGAAAATATGTCGGTTGACTGGGTTTTAAAAATGTTTCATTATGAAAACTTTTGTAATGATTATGAAAGCGAATATATGAACTTAAATAATAAACAAAATGGCTAGTATAGGAGAACTATTTATAAATTTAGGAGTAAAAGGCGACACAAAGAAGCTAGACGAATTTAAAGCCAGTGTCACAAAACTAAGAACTAATTTAATTGCTGTTGGTACTGCTTTTACTGGTGCTGTTGTTGGCCTTAATACTTTGGTTAATAGCTCTTTAAAAGGTGTCGTTAATTTACAAAATTTAAGTAATCAAACAGGGCTAGCCGTTGAGAATTTACAAAAATTACAACAAGTAGGGCAGTTATCTAATTTAGCATTATCAGCAGATCAGATAGCGCAGTCAATGGGCAATTTACAGAAGAATATAAATGATATTACTGTTTTTGGTTCTGGTAACCTTACTCCATTTTCACAATTAGGAGTAGATCCAATGCAGTCAAAAACTGCTTTTGAAGTATTGGAAAGAGTTAGAGAAAATATAAAAGGCCTTAATGCGGCCACAGCAACTAATTTAATTAGTCAAATAGGATTAAGCCCAGAGTTTATAAATATATTAAGATTATCAAGAGAAGAATTTGATAAGCTTTCTAATAATATGTTTTTAAGTGGCAAACAAAGAAAAGACATTGACAATCTAGGAACTTCAATCAAAGGCTTGCAATTAAGATTTATTGCTTTAAAAGATCAAGCCGTTGCAAAATTAGCCCCAGAATTAGACAAGCTAGTAAATCAATTTTTTAAATGGGTTGATGACAATGGCGATAATATAATACAATTAATATCAGGTATAGGCAAATCCTTTGCAGTATTTACAAAGGCAGTCAGCGGAGCATTCGGCTTAGTTAGTGGCTTTATTAATAAGATATCAGGACTAGA